GACTCGGACGCATGGGGCGTCGTCGGCTTCGCGCTGATCGGGACGACGGCGAGCTATACGACCCAGACCGGTTCGTTCGCGGCGAACGCTGTCATCAAGAAGACGATCACGCCGACTGGTCTGCCCGCAAACGCGATCCAGAAGAAGACCCAGTCCGCCACCTTCTACATCGGCAACAACGACGGCACGGGTGGTGCTGTCAAGGTCATCCCCCAGGCGACCTACACCTTCACCGACAAGAAGGCCGACGCTGTCCTGCGGAAGACGCTCAACCCAACGACGACGGTCAACGCAGTCCTCTTCAAGAACTCGGGCACGAAGACGTTCGCAGCCGACGCCATCGTCAGGCGCACCTTCACCCCGACCGGCCTCACGGTTGCGGCAACTCTCAAGCGGACCCAGACCGGTACATCCACAGCCAATGCCGTCATCTTCAAGGCGGGCATGGCGGGATCGTCCACAGCGAATGCCGTCCTGAAGCGGACCCAGACCGGCTCTCTCACGGCAGCCGCCACGATCAAGGCGACCATCACGGTGGCGACGGCCAAGGCCGACGCGACGATCAAGAAGACGATCTCCTCGACCTTTGCCGCGAACGCCGTCCTGAAGCGTACCCAGGCCGGCTCCTTCACGGACAACGCAATCCTTCGCGGGACCTTCGCCTTGAGCCTCACCGCGAACGCGACGCTGAAGCGGACGCAGACCGGATCTGCGACCGCGAATGCCACGATCAAGGCCGCCATCTCGGGCAGTACCACCGCCGCCGCGACCATCCTCGCCAACTCAGGCACGAAGACGTTCGATGCCGCAGCCGCCCTGCGGCGCACCTTCGAGCCCACATTTGCGGCGAACGCGGCCATCAAGGCGACTGTCACGCCTGCGGGCGGGGCCACGACCGATGCCGTCATCCTCGCCAACTCAGGCACGAAGACGTTCGCAGCCGACGCCATCGCCAGGCGCACCTTCGAGCCTACGTTCCCCGCGAACGCCGTCATCGGGCGGTCATACACCGGGTCCTTGACAGCCGACGCCGTCATCCGTCGCGAGCAGACAGGCTCGTTCGCGGCCGACGCCATCCGTCTTGCGACGATGCCCGCCGCATCCGTCACCGTCACCACGCTCCAGGATGGCGGGCCAACTCAGAACGAGATCCAGCAGATCACGGTCGTGGCCACGGGCGGAACGTGGGCCCTAGATCAATCGACAGAGGTCTATGGAGATCTCCATCTCCCCGATCTTTCGTGGGACATCAGTGGTGCCGACCTCCAGTCGCGGATGGAGACGTATTGGGATAGTTCCTTCGTTGCGACGGTTAGTCAGGTCGGCAACGTCTACACCGTCGAGTGGAATGGTTTTTCCGGCGAACTAACCAACGTCTCGCAGATGACAGCCGACGGGTCCAACCTCGTCGGTGGTTCGCGGATCTTCGCTGACGCTGTCATCTCTGCGGGGATGGTCACCCAGACCGGTTCGTTCTCTGCGGACGCCGCAATCAGGAAGACCCAGTCGGGCAGCCTGACCGCTAACGCAGTCCTCTTCAAGGCAGCGACCGGTTCGTTCACCGCTGCCGCAACCATCAAGCTGACCCAGTCGAGCAGCCTGACGGCGAACGCGGTTGTCAAGGCCACGATCACGCTCTCGACGACGGCCAACGCCGCGATCAGGAAGACGCTGACGGGCTCGACCACCGCCAATGCCACCCTGAAGCGAACCCAGACCGGGTCGCTGACGGCCGACGCCGTCCTGAAGAAGACCATCACCCCGACCGGCCTCACGGTCGCGGCGTGGATCCAGAAGACCAATGCCTCGAGCCTGACGGCGAACGCGGTGCTGTTCCGCACCTATACTCCGACCGGGCTCAAGGCCGACGCCTGGCTCCAGAAAACGTCAGCCGGCAGCTTCTCGGCCAACGCCGTCCTGAAACGAACGCAGACCGGGTCCGCCACGACCGATGCTGTGGTGCGGAAGACGTTCGCCGGTAGCCTGACTGCAAACGCCACGCTCAAGGCCACGATCCCGGGATCCATGACCGCCAATGCGGTTCTCCTGAAGGGCCAGGCGGGCTCGTCCACGGTCAATGCCGTCATCCTCAAGACAGGGCTGGCGAGCTCCACCACGGTCGCCGCGACGATCAAGAGGACGCAGACGGGGACGACGACCGTCAACGCCGTTCTGAAGGCGATCATTACCAACGACGACACCCTGCTGGACGCCGTTATCAAGCGGACCCAGGCGGGTTCGACCACGGTCAACGCTGTCCTCGCGAAGTCAGCATCCGGCAGCTTCACGCTCGCGGCGATCATTCGCCGCACCCAGACCGGGTCCCTGACCTCGGACGCGGTGCTGTGGAAGTCCACCACCTCGACCTTCACCATCCAGGCGGTCAAGGCCGGCATCTTCCCGGTGGGGGCGTGGATCGCGGGAGCGATCTACGTCGATGCCTTCATCGTCTCCAGCGGCACAGGCTTCTTCAACGCCGAGGCGTGGATCGCCGGTCCGTACTTCTTCGACTTCCCGGCCAATGCTGTCGTCAGGAAGCCCGATCTCCTGGGCTCGACGACCGTCAACGCGGTCAAGCTGCGGACCGCGACCGGGACCTTCACCGCTGCCGCGACGCTGAAGGCGACCCTGAGCGGGTCGAAGACGGCGGACGCGGTCCTGAAGGCCACCAGGACGGAGACCTTCACGGCCAACTCGGTCATCAAGAAGACCGCGACGGGCTCGTTCACGACCGCCGCGACGATCAAGGCAACGGTCGGTTTCTCGATCACGGTCTCGGCAATCGTCAAGAAATCGTCAACGTCTGCGGCGACCCTGAATGCCGTCCTGCGGAGGACGGTGACGGGAAGCACCACCCTCAACGCCGTCATCTACGGTGCGGTTCCGGGATCCTTCGCCGCCAACGCGGTCATCAAGGGTCCTCAGTCGGGCACGTTCCCCGTCGCGGCGGTGCTGCTCTCGTCGAGCTCTAGCACATTCGCTACGACCTCCACGATCCTGGCTCCGCAGTCCGGGTCCTTCCAGGCTTCTTCCATCACCGCCAAGAGCGCCATCGTCAACTTCCGGTTGGACTCTGTCAGCCTTGCGACGGTCTCCCGGATCTCCTTTGCCGATGCGCTGATCCTGGCCTCTGTCAGCTCGTCATTCAGCTCGGACAGCATCGTCCTCAAGCCCACGGTGACCTCCTTCTCTGCGAATGCGGTCGTCAGGCGGACTGCCGGAGGAGAACCGAAAGCCGACGCCGTCATTCGACGGGTCTTCGCGGCCAGCCTGACGACCAACGCCATCGTACTCGCGTCGAAGACCGGTTCGTTCAGCGGGAATGCGGTCGTCAGGCGGACGGCGGTAAAGGAGGCCAAAGCCGACGCTGTCATTCGCCAGACGGCACTGGCTAGCCTGACGACCGACGCCATTCTACGCGTCGCCAGGGCCTCCTCGAGCACCGCTGACGCCGTCGTTGCCCGGCAGCAGAGTGGTACGGCCTTCAGCCTGTCTGCGGTCCTCCTGGGGCATCCTGGCGCCTCTGCCTCGGTGGACGCGGTGGTCTTCGGGAGCCAGACGGGGTCGTTCACGGCCGCCGCATGGAAGTCCGCTACCTTCACGGTCGGAGCATTCCTCGCAGGCCGGCTGCTGGTCGATGCCTTCCTTCGGGCTGGCAAGTCGGGCTTCTTCAACATCGACGCTTGGATCGCGGGCCCGTACTACTTCAACTTCCCTGCCAACGCCATAATCTCCCGCCCGCGTTCCGGTAGCCTCCCGGCGGACGCGGTCGTTGGGAGCCAGACGATCGCGTCCGCTACCCTCGACGCGACGATCCTCGCAACCCGGACGGGGTCCATGCTCGGGGATGCGGTCGTCAGGGTCACCGCATCCGGTAGCTGGACGATTGATGCGGCGATCATCCAGACCCGCAACGCCACCCTGACGACCGACGCCATTATCGCAACAACGGCGAGCGTGTCGTTCGCGGCGAATGCGGTCGTCAGGGGCTCGACGTCGGCCACCGTGGAAGCCGATGCGGTCATCCTCCGCGGCGTCACCAACACCCTGACGGCCAACGCCATCATCACCCGGCCGTCAACGGGATCGCTGACTGCCGACGCCTACATCCTGAGTCCCACCGCTGGAGCCGGTTCGTTCGCGGCCGATGCCGTCATCCGTGGGCAATCCGTGGGGGAGACGAGCGCCGACGCCGTCATATTCGCGTCATACACGCGGGCCTTGACTGCCGAGGCGTGGATCGCCGGATCCGGGGTTGGGGCTTTCTCTGCGGATGCCGTTGTAACGCGCACGGCGTCTGCTACCATCACGGCAAGCGCGGTCGTGCGCCGGACGAGCAGTGGCTCGGCTACCGCCGACGCGCTGCTGAAGACGGTCTTCCAGGCGAGCTTCGAGGCCCAGGCGGTCATCGGGGCCACCCGAATGGTCGGGTTTGCCACCGACGCTGTTCTTCTGTCCCCCCGAACCGCCGCGATCACGGCCGATGCCCTGATCGTCCTTGCTGCGGCTGGTGGATCCTTCGCCGCAGATGCGATCCTCTTGAAGGTCGCGTCCGGCTCATACACCGCCGCAGCGGCCGTCTCCATCATCGAGACCGGGACCTTGACGGCCAACGCCGCGATCAAGGCCCGGATGGCCGGGTCCTTCGCGGTCGAGTCCTCGATCAGCGGCGCGGGCGTCCAGCACTTCATCGTCGATGCCTCGATCTCCGGGCCCGGCTACGGGAACTTCCCGGTCGATGCCTCGATCAGCGAGAGGATCGTCGCGGAGATCGAGGCCACCTTCTCGGCCGCGACCATCGCGGGGACGCTCTCGGCCCGGACCATCGAGGCCACGACATCGGCCCGAACCATCGCCGCCACGGTCAGCACCTCGTGGTCGCACACGAGGCGACGGACCTTCCTCCTCGATGCGGAGGTCGCATGAGTCTCACCTTCGTCCAGGGCGATACAGCCCCGGACATCACAGCCATCATCCACGAGGAAGACGACCCGACCCAGGTTGTTGACCTGACCAACGCCTCGGTGCGCTTCCAGATGAGGCGCTCTGACGACCGTCGCTACCAGGTCAACTCGGGGGCCGACATCCTCGATGCTGTCAACGGACGGGTGAGCTACTCGTGGGCGGCGAACGACCTCTCCGTTCCGGGTACGTACGTAGTCCAGTGGGAAGTCACTTATCTAGGCGGTCGCGTTCAGACGACCAGCCCGGAGGTAACCATTACCGTCCGTCGTCAGTGATATGCGCCGGTTGCTCGAAGGCCCGAGTCCGACCATCACCCAGTTGAAGGTACTCGAGGCATACGCACGCCTCGGATCCCAGAAACAAGTGGCCCACGAACTGAACATCTCGCTTCAGACCGTGAAGAACCACATGCAGGGCCTGTATATCAGGCTCGGGGTCGGTGGCGCGATGGAGGCCCTGTCGGCCATGGGTTGGGTCAGGACTCCTGCCCAGACCGGAGCGGCACCCTGCGGATGGCTCGCCTACTGCGGTAGGCCAGAGGATCACAAGGGACAGCACGGCGGCTTCAGGCCGTTCACCAAGGCTCCCCCAAAGGAGTAACCGCTAGCAGCCGATGCCGGTCGAACCCGGTGTTTCGGCATGCCCGGAGGAATGGAATGTCGAAGGTTTTGTGGCTTTCCGATGCGGGCTGCACCACGGGCTTTGCCCGCGTGACGCATGCCATCGGTGAGCGGCTGGTCGAGGACTACGGCCACGAGGTCTCAGTCCTCGCCGTCAACTACAGGGGCGACTCGTGGCCCTGTGAACGACCAGGCCATGACCACACGACGCCAATGCGCCTCTACCGCCCAGACCTCCTTTCCACGTCGGACATCTACGGGCTGTCCAGGATCATCGAGATGCTCGCCAAGATCGAGCCGGATGTCGTGGTCACCCTGGCGGATCCCCAGGTCGTTCTCCAGTTCCTGTTCGACAACAAGTACGACCCGGAACGGATCCTTCTCCAGTACCGGCCCCTGATCGCGTACACGCCGGACGACGGCACGAACCTACCTCCTCGATGGATGACGCTCCTCCCGAAGGTCACCAATGTCGTCGCCATGAGCAAGTGGGGACAACAGCACTACCAGCCGAGCGAGATGGTCTACCACGGTGCCGACCCGGAGGTCTTCTGGCCGATCTGGGAGAAGCCCAAGGTCACCAGCACCGGGATCGTCTGCAAGACGAAGGCGGAATGCAAACGGGCATTCAACTTCGATCCCCAGAACTTCCTGATCGGAAGGGTGGACTCGAACAGCGGACGGAAGGACTACTCGGCACTGGTCAAGGCCCTCTGGCCGCTGATGAAAAAGTTCAAGGACATCGACGTCCACTTCCACTGCCAGGACGAGGGTCCCACGGCGGGGATCCGCTTCCAGGCTTTGCTCTCCCGGGAGGCCGATACAGTGGACCCGACGCGGTTCCACTTCCCCGGCCTGCACTCCAGCTTCGAGGGCTGGGCTCTCCAGGACCTCAATGTTCTGTACTCGGCCTTCGATTGCTTCGTCTCCACCTCGCGGGGAGAGGGCTTCGGCCTGACCCTCCTCGAGGCCGCTTCGTGCGGCATCCCCATCGTTGCCCAGAACGTGTCCGCCATCCCGGAAGTGGTCGGGCCCGGAGGGATCCTCCTTGAGCCTCGGGGTCTATTGACGACTCCCGCAGGCGAGGACAACTGGCTGCCCGACATCGACGCCTTCACGGCGGCAGTCGAGCGCCTGTATCACTCCAAGGGGCTGCGGCGAGACCTCGGTGAGGCCGGTGCCGCCCACGCGAAGACATTCAGTTGGGACTTCGCGGCCCAGAAGTTCGACGAGTACGTGACGGCGCTGGCGAATGCCCAGCCCCCCGCCACTACTGAAGCGCCGGAGGCGTCCGCATGAACCCGATGTTCAAGATCTTCGCGCCCATGCTCAAGGCAAGCATGGGACCAGACGGCAAGATGAGGCTTCACGGCATCGCCAGCTCGACGGTCAAAGACCGTCACGGCGACACGATGAACCCGTCGGCGCTCTCCGACATGGAGAACAGCGCCAACAACAACATGACGATCTTCCTCAATCACGAGTACCGGGTGCCCGAGGATGTCGCGGGATCGGTCGAGCGGGCCATCATCCGCTCCCATCCGCAGGACTCCAGCATCCACGACCTGGCCCTCGACATCATCGTGAACCAGAGCAACGAGCGGGCCGTGAAAGCATGGGAGGCCATCAATGGTGGCACCCAGCTCGGCCTCTCCATCGGCGCGATGATCCCCGAGAACGGTGCCGTCCGCGACCGGAAAACAGGCTCGTACGAGATCAACCATGTCGATCTCCTCGAGACCTCCCTGGTCGGCGTGCCGGCGAACCCCAGGTCCTGGGTCGAGTACGCCGTGAAGTCGCTCAACGGCGGCGTGAGCCTCATCGAGGCGGAGCTGGGCGAGGAAGTCACCATCGTCGGTGACGGCCCGCTCCAGGCTCCTGAGATCGTCGCGGAGCTGACCTCCGACGAGATGGATCACCATGACGACCCGCTTGAGGAGGCCGAGGGCGAGCCCCTGATCGAGGAGACGGAGAACGGCACGGTTCTCCACCGTCACCGCGAGCAGGAAGACGGAACAGTAGTCGTGGCAGGCGAGACATTCGACCGGCTGCTCGACATCGCCCGAGATCACGCCGAGGCCCCCTGGCCCGACATTTCCGACGCCACCGTCCACATCGAGATGCCGGGCGGCGGCAAGGTCCACATCGACACCGGAAACCGGGGGACTCCCAAGACCCCCGCTGGTGACACCTCGCAGGAAGCTCTCCTGAGCGCCCCTGAGAACGAGGAAACGGACGAGGACGAGAGCCTGCCCCTGAACCCATGGGCGGCCATCGGCCTTTCTGGCGAGCCCGAGATGGAAGGGATCGACCCGGCGCTCTTCATGTTGAGCCCCACCGTCGTCGCATCCCTGCGGAACTCCAGTGACCTCCTGAAGGCGATCACCCGCGAGCTGATCGAGACAAAGGCGGCCCTGGACGAAGCGACTCTCGAGCGGGACGCAGCCATCGCGGCGACCGAGAAGGTTCTCGCGAACACGGCCGAGATCCTGGCCCGCCTGTCCGCAACCCCCGTAGGTCGTCGCGCCACGGTCCGCCAGGCCACCGAGCAGTTCGCGAGCCTGAAGTCGGTCTACGGCGATGACTTCCTGACCCTCCTCAAGAAAGGTTGACCAGCATGGCAATGTCGCCAGAGCTGGAGGCCCTCCTGAAGGGTGTCCTCGAGACTCAGGAGCAGATCGGTAAGACGCTCCTGAAGATGAACGAGGCCCCCAATGTCGCGACGCCTGAAGTCAAGGGCGTCGAGGACCAGGGCACTCCCGCTTCCGCCACCCGCCGCTACATCACCCCGGACGAGCGCATGGAGCTCTCCGAGACCCTTCGCACCAAGTCCACCAACAACATCCTCGAGCTCGTCACTCGCCAGGCTGCTGCGAAGGACACGGGCATTCCGCTCGATCTCTGGCTGAACACGGCGGGCTTCGCGGCCCAGAACGCGTTCAACAACATCAGTGGTCAGCTCGCGCCGGACATCGCCAAGGCCCTGGACACGGGTGGGGCTGCTGCCCTGATCCGCCAGGACCTCGAGCCGATGCTCTACGAGGTCTTCATCCGGCAGTTCCCGGCTTATGACCGCTTCCCCAAGGAGCCGGCCAACGGCCTGGTCCACGCCTGGAACCAGATCACGGCGTACGGCGACGCCAAGTTCATGGCCGAGCTCGGCACCGTGTCCGACGACACGAGCACCTACGAGCGGAAGACCACGAACGTCGGCATCCTCGCCACCCGCCGGGGCATCAGCCTGAAGTCGCAGTTCGCGGTCATGGCTGGCGGCATGAACTACAACCCCGAAGCCATCGAGCTTCAGGGTGGCCTTCGTGCCATGTCCCACAAGATGCAGAAGCAGATCTTCGGCGGCAACGCTGCGGTCGCTTCCGGCACGGCGGACGACGAGTTCGGCTTGTACGACGCCAACGCCTTCACCGGGCTGCGGCAGATCCTGACCACGAACGCCCACAGCTTCAACCCCGTGGGCTTCAGTAACACCGACGCCACCACCTACGGGGACCACGCGTTCCGCAACCAGGTGGACAAGGCGCTCCTGTTCATCACCCAGGCTGGCGGCAACGCCAACATCATCTGGGGCCATCCGCAGGAGAAGATCACCTTCGACGAGCAGCAGGACACCAACGTTCGGCTGGTCGGCCCGAACTACGTCAACATCGGCGTCGGTGTCACGGCCCAGACGGTCAACACCTATGCCGGCCAGATCCCGTTCGCGACGGTGCCGGGCGACTCCATCGCCTCGTACCACATCGGTCCGACCGCGTACCGCGACCTGTACCTCCTCGACGAGGGGAGCATCACGCTTCCCTACCTCGGGAGCCCAGGCCCCACGGTCCTCGAGATCCCCATCGGCATCAGCGGCCAGCTCACCCACCTGTACATCGTCTTCATGATGAACGGGCTCGCGGTGAAGGTCCTGCCGTGGAGCAACAAGATCCGCGTCCAGGTCTAGGCCACAGCGTGAGAGGGTCGTCCTTCGGGGCGGCCCTCTCGCACGCCCGGAGGGTGCGATGTATCTGACTCCAGCGCGGTTCCGGGAGATGGCTTTCGGCATTGACACCTCCGAGCTCGACGATGTCGAGCTCCTGTCCCTGGTCAACCAGGCGACGACGGTGGTCAATGCCTACTGCAATGTCCCCCGGATCCCGCAGATGCACGACTTCCGTGGTGGCACGATCACGAGCGAGGCCCACACCTGGCGCTACCCGGTCAACTCCCTCGACATCGGTCAGCGTCGCGAGTACCTCTTCCACTGGCCGATCCTGGCGATCTCCAACTTCCGCATCTACGTCACGAATACCCAGTACATCGAGATCGCCCCGACCGAGCTGATGATCAACAACACGGAGAGGTACTTCGAGATCGTGTCCCTGGCGATCACGAGCTTCGGCCTGTTCAACGCCCTCATCGTTCCCAACGTCTACCTCGCCTCACCGCTGGCGAAGACCAGCTACACCTACGGCTGGGACTTCGAGGTCGCAGACGAGTCGCTCTCCTGCACCGACGGCCAGACCTGGCGGGCCCAGAACCAGTTCTGGTTCACGGACACCGGACGCGAGCCGGTGATCAAGAAGAACGGTGCCGTGGTCACCACCGGCTTCACCGTTGACGCCGCAGAGGGAACGGTTGTCTTCACGGACAACCTTCTCGCGACCGACACCGTCAGCGCGACCTACCACCACAAGCTCCCCACGGACATCCAGTACGGGACTGCCCACATCGTGGCCTACCTCCACGGACAGTCCGAGCTCCAGGCGCGGGGCATGGCTCACCTGACGAAACTCAGGGTGGCCGAGGTCGAGATGGAGAAGGACATCCGGCGAGGTGGAGCCAAGGGCCTGGTCGAGAACCTGAACATGCTTGTCCCCGAGGCTGCCCTGCTCCTGGGTGGGTATGCCGCAGATCATCTGACGGTTCGTTAGATGCCTCGCCAGGACCGCTTCCTGACCGAGAACCAGATGAAGCGGGTTCGCGACCTGGCCCTGCTCGGGATGATCACCCCTCTCACGATTGAACGCCGGGCAGAGGGGCCTATCCCTGCGGGTGGCGACTACGGAGACGACTTCCTCTCGTACACCCAGACGAACGAGACAAGACGGCTCCAGGTCAAGGGTTGGTTTCAATCCACTCCGACCCCAGTCCAGGAAGTGGATACGGGCCAGATCGTAACGGTCAACACCTACCGCCTATTCCTTCCGGTCGGGACCGATGTCAGAGTCGGTGACCATGTTCACGTCGCGACCAACCCCATCGACGACTACACGGTCAGCGACACCACGGCCGAAGGAACCTGGCTGCCGCTCCTGACGTGCAGTCTGAGGAAGAAGGAATGATCTCCTTCGAGGCTCTCGGCCAGGCGATCCTCGAGGCCGCCTCCGAAGCCCTGGGGGAAGGCGCGAACATCGTCGCTGCGAGAGCTCGGAGCCTGGCTCCGGTGCGCCATATCTTCCGGGGTGGCGGGTCCAGTATTCGTCCCCAATCGGCCCCTCAATCGTCGGGCATCAGCCCACTCGGCACCGGGTCCCTGAACAGGGCAACTCAGGTAGTTTCGGTAGCTCGCCCCCCAGTCAACTGGCGCGGGCGTCGTCTAGCGGCGGCCACTGCCGCGCTCGAGTCGTACGACGAGGGTGACCGCTCGACGCTCACCAGGCGCGGTGCGTACGAAGTGCGCCAGGCGCTTGCTCATCCAAAGCCAGGGAGTCGCTCCCCGACAGGGAGGCTCTCTCCTTCCTTCGCCACCTTCCAGCATCTCAACGTCGGCGGTCGGCTGCGTGGAGAGATCCGCGCCATCCCCGCCACGCTGGCTGGAAGTCGGGCTGAAGCATGGGTCATCTCACCGACCCGCTATGCGAAGTACCAGGAGTTCGGGACGCGCCACAACGCGGCCCACCCCTTCCTTCGCCCGGCGGCGGCTGAGAGCCGAGCTGAAGTCGTCAGCCGCATTGCGGCTGCCGTCACCGAGGCCGCCCGCACGGGCTCCGGGAAGACGGAGATCGAGATCATGGTGCGGCTGTGAAGGGGAAGGACAGATGACGACATCCGTCGCCCCGGTCAAGCGAGCGGTCGTGCAGGCGCTCCGCGCCTCACCCTCTCTCGTGTCCGCCATAAGAGGCGGGATCCACGAGGGGATCGCTCCCCGCAAGGTCCGTTACCCGTTCATCACCTATCAGCTCGTGGCGGCCCCGTATGCGTATGACTGGACCGGCATGATGATCCAGGCGTTGATCGACGTTTCGGTCTATGCGGAGAACCCCGTCGATGCCAACAACATCGACGCGCTCGTCGCCGGGGCCCTCAACGAGGCTGGGCTCAATGTCGATGGGCAGACCAGCCTGCTTTGCCGCCGGGTCGCGGATCTGCCAACGGGGCCAGACATCGACTCCGAGGGAAAGCGCATCTACCAGGTGGGCGGCTCGTATTCGGTCTGGACCGACCAGTCCCTATGAGAAAGCTCCACGGCAAGAACGGCGCCATCTACATCAACGGATCCAAGGTCACCGCCAAGACCGAGTGGGCCCTGAACATGAACCGGGACTACGCCGACGTCTCCACGTTCCGTGACAGGAACAAGGTGTACGCGGCTGGTCTCATGGACATCTCGGGGACCTTCGCGGGATTGCTGGACATCGACGGGGATCTTGCCCTCCAGAGCAACGACGGAGTCGCCTACACGGTGGCCGTCTATGCCGAGGATGGTGCCTCCCCGATCGCCTCTGGACCCGCTTTTGTGGATTGCTCCGTGACGGTCAGCATTTCTGATGCGGTCCGCATCTCCGGCAACTTCAAGTCTGCCGGGGCATGGGACATTCCCTGAAGGAGTTGAACAATGGCAACAGGAGCCGGCACCAAGCTGCACGGCAAAAATGGGGCGATCTACGTCGCATTCGCGACGGGGGCCGACACCTACGGCGCCAAGGTCAAGCTCACGGCCAAGACCGAGTGGACCCTGAACCTGTCTCGTGACTACGTTGACAGCACCTCATTCGGGGCCACCAACAAGACCTACCTCGTCGGCCTCAAGGACATCCAGGGCACCTTCGCGGGCCTCCTGGACGTCTCCGGGGACTACCAGGTGAACGCCGCGTCCTCGGACGCGATCTACATCTACCTCTACGCGGACGACCGCGTCTCCAGCGAGATCCTCGTGGCGAAGGGCCCGGGGCTCATGGACGCCTCGATCACGGCGAGCATCTCGGACGCGATCAAGACGACCGGCAACTTCCGCGCCTCGGCGGCGTGGACCGTCTTCTCGGACGGGACCCTCACCTAATCTCGTAGCATCCGCGCTGGAGGCGGCCGAAATATCGGCCCCTCCCGGCTGTCAGCCGCCTCCAGCGCAGGGAGTTCGCGATGGGATACTTGTTCAAGACGATCCGGTCAGGGATTTACAGTCCCGCCGGCACCGTGGAAATCCCCTTCCTTGGAGCCAAGGTCGGGGAGCTCAGTTCCTGGACGCTTCAGCGGCGCGGAGATCAAGGCCGGGATGCCGGCCTCTACGATCTTCACGCCGTCTTTTCATTTGTCAGCGACGCGCTGTGGAACGATGACGAATACGGCAAGGTCATCTTCCTGAACATCACGCCGCACAAGCAATACAGGGTCGAGAACGAGCCCGAAACCCGAATGGTGCGGGAGGGTCGGACCCTATTGGTTGAAGGGATAACCATCCATGACACCTCGCGCCGCTAGCCTGACTCCCGACTTCCTCGAGGAAGAGATCAACATCCGGGGCATTCCCTATCGCCTCCGCGAGCTCTCCATTGGTGACTACGACGAGCTCGTGAAGAAGGCGACCACGAAGGTTGCCAACCCCCTCACCGGCCAGGAGGACGAGACCATCGACAACTCCCTCCTCCTGAAGTTCATGGTCCTGCGCTGCTCGGTCGAGCCGAAGCTCACCCCCGAGACGCTCGCCAACCTCCCGATGCGGGTGGTGTTGAAGCTGAACCAGACCGTGAACCGGATGCACTACGGCGACGAGCCGGAGAAGAAGGCGGAGCCCGCCGACGACGCGGCCGAGGAGACCCCCAAGGGAAACGCCTGACCACTCGTGACCTCATCTTCCGTATCGCGGCCCGATACGGGAAGTGGCCTCACGAGGTAGCGGCACTCCCTTTTCATCTCTACCTCGCCTTGCGCGAGGACTGGATCGGCCGAAATACGGTCGCCACAGAAGGCGACAAGCTCGCAAGCGTCGAAGACGTCGTCGAGTACAACGCTGAGGCTTTCACTGGAGAGTCGGTGTAGCGCCCGGGAGAGATCCCCATGCCAGGTGAGACGGGCGAAGTCAGTAGCATCGGCGTAAAGCTGACCCTCGATGCCGGGGAGTTCATGGGTGGCATGAAGGCCGCCCAGGGTTCCCTCAATACGTTCCAGCAGCAGGCTGCCAAGGCCGGGTCCGGGGCAGGCCAGCTCAAGGCCGGGGGCGGCAAGCAAACCGCCTCCGGGCCTTCGTCTGCCCAGAGCCTGACGGGCATCAATGTCTCCCTGGTCCTTTCCGACCAGCAGCTCGCTGGTCTTCGCAAGCAAGTCCAGGGCGCCCTCCAGAACATCCCCATCACCGTCACGACCCAGGGCGCCAAGGCGGCCAGGGCAGAGGCCCAGTCGGTCGTCGCGGCTGTCAGCACGCCGGCCATCGGGACCCGGAGCGGGGCCGCCCGCGTGGTGGAGTCTGCCGTCCGCCAGAACCTTCCCCAGAAGGCCCACGGCGGGCCCGTCCAGGCCGGGCGTGCGGTCATCGTGGGAGAGCATCGACCCGAGGTCTTCATCCCCCGCAGCCACGGCCACATCGAGCCGGACGCCACGCGGTTCTACCGTGAGCAGGAACGCTTCCGCCGCCGCGAGGCAGAGCTCGCTGCTCTCGAGTACACCCAGCAGCGTCGCCACGAGCGCGAGATGGGACGCTTCGCCGGAGGCCCCGTCGAAGGCCCTCTGGCCCGTCGTCTCCGCGAAGGTCCGTACCGGCCTTCCCCGCCTCCTCCTGTCGAGCAGCCCCAGCCGATCTTCGAGCCGGAATGGATGCGCCGCGCCCGCGAGCAGCGCCTTCCGCCCAAGGTTTTCCGCATGGCCGGCGGGCCGGTGCGGACCTTTACCGTTGCAGACCCCATGGGTCTCCACATGCGTCCGTCGGGCGTCCTGGCCCAGGTGGCCCAGCACTATCCCGATGCCGCGATCCAGATCCGCAACCTGACAAACGGTGCATCTCCCAACCTGTCACCCCGGAGCATGATGGGCTGGGCCCAGCTCATGGCTATCCCGGGCGACGAGATCCAGATGATCGGCAACGAGGGATCTGAGCTGGCCCTTCACCAGCTCGCCCGACTCGGTGGCTCCCCGAAGCTCACCGGGCTTGCCAGGCGGCGCCTGAAGAGGCGTTGGAGCGAGAACTGGGCGGCATCGCATGCCTGGCGTGGGATCCGTCATGCCGGCGCTGGGGCCATCGCTCTCCGGGCGACCCTGGCGAACGAGGGTGGCACCTTCCCGCTCTACGGCGGACCCCAGCCCCCGAAGGGCTACGCCGTGGGCATCGAGACCGGAACCAGCCAGCTCGCTGACCCGAACGATCCCCGTGACTTCTTCCGAAAGTACAACGCCCAGCGCAAGGCCCAGATGGCGGCTGGCGACTTCCCGCCCTTCGTCGGGACCTGGCTCCACGAGGGCCAGATCCACATCGACCCGGCTGCTGTCCTCGGGCGTCGCCGCGAAGCTGATCTCGTGGCTCGGGCCAAGTCCCAGCTCGCCTTCTTCGACCTGAAGCGTTTCGACGAGATCCCCACCAGCACCCACAAGCTGCGGGCCACGGCCGAGCGGATCAACCAGCTCATCATGTCCGGCCGGAAGCGCCAGGAGGGCGGGCCAGCCTCCGCCTTCCGCTCGTCGGGCAAACCATCTGAGCTGATGCACCGCTTCGGTCTCGGATTGGGATCTCAGGGGCTCGGGCCATTCGAGCCCGGTCCCGGAGTGTCGCATGACATCGACCGCATCCGGGGCATGACCCGGGAGCATTGGCTCGGCATTGATGAACTTGTAGAGGGTCGTCCCTTCGTCATCGGTCAGGCCATCGGAGACACGGGATCCGTTTCCCCGGGCAAAACCAAGATGCGTCCCGGGCTTCCTGCCGAGAGTCAGCTTCGCTGGCGAAACTTTGGATATGGGCGCTCGAGGCTGAATGACACCTCGGGTCTGGTTGGTATCCACAACCATCCTCTCTACAAGGGCTCGACCGACATCTGGCGTCCCTCGCTTCCTGATATTCGCACGATGTTCTCGGGGGAGGAGCGCGAGTCGTGGGTCGTGACCCCGCACTCCACACAGATCATGCGTCCGAGAGGACATTCCATTCACAGTGATCCGGGCCAGATCCGGCTTGCCCGGAGCATGGCCGAAGAGCTGGCCCAGGCCATGGGTGTCCGTGAAGAGGAGTTCATCAAGGGCACCCACATCCCGCGAGGATATGGGGCGAGTGGAGCGGATTACTTCACTCCTGCCTTCATCAAGGCATTTTCGTCGAAAGAGGTCCTTCAGAGCTTCGACCTCCAGCGTCGGATGCTCGACCGTGTCGGCGGGGAATACGGGTTCGACTGGGAGCTGTGGAAGCACCCCCCTGGTCCGTACACGAAGACCGAGCCGGCCCCGCGCCCCAGTCGAGTCCCGCGCCCGTCTTCCGGCCAGCTCACCTTCGGCATGATGGCTGGTGGGCCCGTCAATGCTGCCCGCCGCACCCGCGCCTACGGCATGACGCGTTCCTACGGAAACATCAAGGGCTGGGAAAACGCTCAGTGGCGCGATCAGGAGCGCCGCGAGATCGAGGATGCTCGCCGGGCGGCCTACGAGGCTAGTGCCAAGCGTCGCATCCCCGGGTTCGCTTCGAGCGCATGGGAAACCTTCCCCCTCGCCGCTGAACCTCTCGTTCCCCTGACCGGCGAAACAACCAAGCTGTTCGGGGAAATGGCTGGTGGCCCGGTTCACGCCAAGAAGGGTGCTGTCGTCGGACGGATGACCCAGGAGGAGCTGGACTTCGCCGGCAACTTGCGAGCAGCAGCGGCGAGGATCTCACCAGACCAGATGAAGTTCGGCAAGGTCTGGTATGCCGATGCCCAGAAATGGATCAACGAGCAGTCTGTTCGCTACGGGATCGACCCGACCACTGTTCGCGGTGTGACTGCCGCCCTCTCGGCCGGCACGTCGTGGCAAGCCAACAAGACCAAGGCTCACAGGGTCCTCCAGACGCACAGAATGGGCCTGTTCGGTGAGTCGTTCCCCTACAACATGAGGCTCGATGCCCACGGGAAGGCCAGGGCCATCCTCGAGGGAGCGGACCCAGAGAGGATCCTCGGCCATACCCCAAAGGTCGGGCCGTTCTATCGGAACCTCGGTGGCGATCTTGATGCCCTCACTCTCGACCGCTGGGCCTTCAGGACTGCCACTCGCGGCCATCTCTCCGCGTATGGAGAGGGTCCTCTTCGGAACGACGTTGATGCCGCCTACCGCCAGGTAGCAGCCGAGCTCGGCTTGCACCCGGTGGAGCTCCAGGCTGCTTCATGGCTCTACGAGAGGGAGGCCAACCCGCTTCCCGGCAGGAAGGTCAAGCCCCAGAGTCTCGGCCAGCTCGAGAACATGTTCAGCCCGATGCACCGCCGCGCCTCTGGCGGCGCTGCCGTCGCAGGCCAGCCCCACGGTCTGGTCCATCCCGGCGGGGGGATGATCAGCCAGATCTTCCAGACGGCTGCTGATTGGGCCAACGATCCCTTCATGGCGATCATGTCCTACCAGTCCATGCAGCAGGCCCAGAAGCGCATGGCTGGCGGTCCTGTTCGCAAGCTGTTCACGGTGGCCGACGAGCTCGGTCTCCACATGCGTCCGTCCGCCCACCTCGCAAGGATGGCGGCCGACTACGACGCCGTCATCCACATCCAGAACATGACCCGGATCCAGAACCTGACCCGGGCTGGACGGCCATCAGCTCCTGGTGAAGTGGCTAACGCGAAGCTCATGTGGCACTGGTTGAGCCTGGGCGCTCGCCAGGGCCACCAGATCATGATCGAGGCGTCCGGCAAGGACGCCCTGAACGCCGTGCGCGGCATCGGGGGATTGATTGAGAGCCCCGGCCTGACCCGCATTGCCTCGGCCAACCGCTCGCTCGAGAAGGTCGAGCCAGAGCGGATGCGGGCCGCAGAGATCTTCAGCAAGCTCTCCGGTCGCGCTGGCGGTGGCGGAGTGGGGCGCGGAGACTGGGGTATCACCAGGGCTGGCTACATGGGCCCGCTGACCGATTTCGGGGTTGGTGGGTTCTATGTTGGCGGTCGGATGTATGACAGCCCGCTTGCCAAGCCGCAGTATCGCCTCAATCGAGACTTCGTTGGCGCTCCGATGGGCCCGGAGGCTCTCGATGAAGGTCTTCTCCATCTGCTGAAGAAGTCTCCCGAGGACGCTACCAATATCTGGCGCATCATGATGTCGAAGTTGCGTGCTGATCCCGCCGGGGATCTGAATGCAACAGCATGGATGCACCCCCGGAACCTCCCATCGAACATGGCCTTGACTCCATTTCCGAAGGACATCAAGGGGAAGATGGCGTCCGGTGGCAAGGCTGGCGAGGGCCTCTACATCGTTGGTGAGATCGGCCCCGAGCTCTTCGTCCCCAATCGTCTAGCTGGCCGCATCCCGAAGAAGGTCATGGACCAGATCCCGCGTGCCGCGAATGGCGGCATCGTCGAGATCGGCCGCAAACGGAACGAGCTCTTCGCTCCGCCCGAGGACGGGATCATCATCCCGAACCGCCTGATCGACCAGATCCCACATGCTCGCGAAGGTCGTTACGATGCCAATGCTGCGTTCAAGCGAGCTGAGGATCCGTGGTCGGGAGCGGTCGCTGGGGATCTTGCCTATGGGCCGACACGTCCAACGAGGGAAACAACCAGAGCGCGTCCCAGTTTCGGTGATGCCGAGCCCTCAATAAATGCCATTCTGAGGGCAGAGTGGAGAGAGGCTGTCGCAAAGGAAGCAGATAAGGCTCGTCGGGGAGCGCGGACAGCGTTTCCTGTCGAACGCATAAACCGAAGTGAGGAACTCTCGGTAATGCGGGCTGGGGCTGGCAAGGCAATGCCATCCCGTACCATCCAGGGAGCCATCGCTTCTGTCGGTTCGTTCTTCCTCGGCGGAGTTCAGCAAATCACGCAAGCCGAGCGAGTTCGGATCGAGTCCCAATCGGCCTACAACAAGTCGCTCAAAGCTGGCGGCATTCTCGTTTCCAAAACGGCTGCCGAGCATGATGTCTACTACGAAGCATTCAAGAAGGAAACAGCGGGACACTCTGACGCTGTAAGGGGACTCAAGAAGGGAACTGCCGAGTACAAGGCTGCCTCTGCTGCATACAAGAGCACTGACGAGTACAAGCAGGCTACTGCTGACTATCACGCCAACAACAAGAAACTTCTCGGGGCCGTTCGCGAACAGAAGGTCATTGAAAAGGAGCGGTTCGAGAACCTCGAGCAGGCAACCAAGAAGGCAATGCCCACCACTCCGGGCATTATCCGAAACCTTGGTGTGATCCTCGGCGCCACTACGGCCTACGGCATGGCGATGCAGCTCGCTTCGACCGTCATCAATGAGGCGGCTCTTCCAGCCGCCGGTAAGTATCTGGATCAGCTCGCTGGTTTCCGTTCAACATATTCCGCGACTACTACTGCGCTTGGGAAAGCAGTGGCCGAGTCGCATGGCAACGTGCAGGCGACCATGGCTCAATCGGCCGCTACTGCCGGCCTGTCGAAGTCCATGTACCAGTTCGTCAGTTCCGCCTTGTCCGCGTCTGCCTCCGCGAAGGCAGCAGCCATCGCTCAGGGCGAGACGATGGACCTCACCAGGTCCGCTGCATACGCTCAGGGAAGCGCCCCTGAGGGGCTGTACGGTGGCTACGGTGGCCTTTTCGGAACTGCCCTGTTCGGTGAGCAGATGGGCGGCGGCAAGGGCTTCATGGAGAACGTCGCCGGGACGTTCAAGGGCCTTTCCGGTGGCGGTAACTCGCTTCAGGCATTTGGTTCCATGGCGGATAACCTGGTTACTGCCGGCGATTACATCACTTCTCCGAAAGAGCAGGAATACATTGATTACAAGGCAGCCCAGTTTGGAATGGCAAAGCCAGGCGACCAAGCTAAGGTTGGAGTTCTGACCGGACTTCTTTCCGTTCTCCCTGCCGCAATGGCGGCTACGGCTATCGGGGGTCCTGTGGGCTTGGTGGCTGGGGGCGCAATGGTTGCTGGTGCCACCGTTGCAGGAGCAACTGCGGCACAAGGAATGCCCAACTCAGCAAAGGAAACTCCATTCGATCCAAACAAAGGCATGAAGCCTGGTCAGCTCGTTGCTCGAACCGCAGGATTGAACGATCTCAACATGGCTGCCGACCGAGCTGGCAAAGCCCTCGAGAGTTCGGGTGGCAAGCATGTCAAGGTCTCGTGGGAAGTTGCAAAGACCTACGAGGAGATCGACAAGGCGGTCGTTGCCGCCACTAACGCAGGAGATCAGTACAGCGCCTCTCTGGCAATGCAGTCCGGCATCATCATGAAGGTCAATGGCGAGATCGTTGACTCCTCTACCGAAGCCGGGAAAGCTCTTCGCCAGCAGGCCATCCAGCAGACGGCTACCGGCAAGACCCTCGTTGAAGCCGGAGTCTGGGCTGATGAGAACATGCGCCAGATCAAGGCTCAGATCCAGATGTCTGAGCTCCAGTCTCAGCGAACCAGGCAGCTTTCCAACCAGTGGGCTGTCACGCTCCAGTTGCTTCAGGAGCCCCTGATTGCGCCAGGTCTGGCGGCATTCCCGGGTGCGGCAGGGGGTAGACCCAGTGGAGTAGCGGCTGGCATGAGCCCTGGTGCGGCCAAGGTCGCAGAGGGCTTCCTGCGCGATGCAAGGGCAGGCCAGGCCGAGCTCACGAAAATGGCGGCTGCGGGGCTGGAGGAGCAACGAGCAAATCTCAGGCAGAACCTTCCACCCCAGATGGCAGGGAGCCAGGCGTGGGGAGAGCCGGTAGCCCCGCCCGCCGCTCCTGCTGGTCGGGCATACACCGGGCCGACCATCGGGGCTCCGGGCTCGCCGTCGATGATGATCCCCCCGCCCAGCCGCATCTCCGACTATCCCCAGCTCCCTGGCACGCCTCTCTATGACCAGCAGATGGCGATCCGGGGATCCGCTACTCAGCAGGCAGGGATGACTGCCTCTCCCGGGTCGGGGGGAT